TGTCATTCCCCTTAGCCACATTGGGTTAGGGCATACGCCAATGGCATACACTTCAAAGACTTCTGGTTCATCCTTAGCCTTTACTTGTGGTTCAGCTTCAACACGTTTAACGCCTTTATCCGCTCTTTCTTTTCGTGGTTTATTTGTATTCATAATCTTAATAGCCTCCCGATCCTTGGCGGGTAATCTGTAATGCGCTGGATTCTACGTGGTCAATATCATAGATAGCCGCATAACGCAAGCAATCCAAGGGGTCTTTCCATGCCTCTTTCAAACCCTGCTCGCCCGTGTATTCCGAAAGTGCGCTAATGATGTTCTGACATTCATCGCTCACATAGAACTTAGGGCGGTTCAAGCTGTCCATTGGTTTGCTCGTATCCCAACTCATCTTGCTGATTAACGCCTGCAAGCCGTCCTCAATGTCCAAGCCAGGCGCAGGTATGCAGATAATGTCGTTCTCGGCTAAGTCCTCAATGATGCTACTGCTGCCGTCTTGTGCCTGATACTTTGCAGCTCCTAGCCTTGGGTCAATAATGCGGGTGTAGATTTCTTCCTCATCCTCAAGGTCGGCAATCAGGTTCACGTAATCACGCATCCCGTAACCCATTCCCTTTGCTCCCTCTCCAGGCATCCACCTTCCGTTCTTCCATTCTGCCCAATCGCCAATGGTTGTGTCTGGCCATTCACGATAAACGTAATACGTTCCGCTTCCATCCACGGCAATCCACGCCATGAACCAGTTCTTGCTGCCTGCTGGGTCGATGATCTGATACCTTGTAATTCCCGTTTTTGGTATCATGTCTTGCGGTATGACGTTCACCTCTTTGTTGAACTTGGGGAACTTTGTCGCCTGAGACTTCACAGGAACGCCGTATGCACGAATCAGTATCTTCTCCCTGCTTTCGTTTTTAAGGTCGCTGGCAAGGCGTTCATAGCCAGAAAACGGGTTGTCCTTGGTATGGAAGTAATGGATCGAAGCGTTACGCTTTTGGCTATGCTGGATATATGGTAGAATCTCCCCATTCAATAGCTCTGCTTCCTTGGTGGCTATGGTCTTTGCTTTGTCTAGGTAGTCCTTAATAACCTCCGTCCAGCCGTCAATAGGCGTGAAGGTCACAAGCATCTTACTGTTTCGGGTAGAAAGACGGTAACGCATCGTGCTAATCAAGTCCTCACCAAGAAGATACTCGTCTAGCCAAACCCCGACATTGTGCCACTGTGCGCTCTTAGAACCAAGTTCAGCACCCTCGATGAAGATAGGGCTATTCTGATACTGCGAATACGTTTTAAATAGAATCTGGCTTTTGTTCGGCAAGATCAAACTGTTATCGGTAAAGCCGTTCTTCAGCGTGTAGCTAATGTAAGCGTTGCTACTGGTTTGCTTTACCCGATACTCAGGTGGTAGCCAGTTATACACGGCACTTTGCTGCTGCCTAATGCTAACCTCGGCACTCTGGGCAAAGCACATAATGACACTGCCAGGGTTTTCAATGGCAGCCTTCACCACGCTGTAAGAACCAAATGCAGTTTTCCCACTCCTGTTGCCACCAAGTACTAGGATTTCATTCACATTATCTAGCTGCTCCCACGCCTTAAACCAATGCTCTAGCTTAAAGCCGTATCTGAAAGGGTCTTTATCGGCGTTGCGTATAGCTTCCTCCCGTGCAGAGTAAAGCTCGACAAGCTCCTTTGCATCCATCTCGGCAATCTCGTCATCCGTAGGGATTCCAAGTATTTCGTGGGGAGTCCAGTTAAGCATCTATTCCGATATTATGACTTTTACATATCCTGATGCCTCGCTAATTTCCACGAAATCTATGGAATGAACTGTGCATGGGAATTTTCCTTTTAGCTCAAAAAGTATTATTTCAAATAATGCTTGTCCATGAGCATCCCTAATTTCTTTTTTGCTTGGTTCAACAAATAAATGCCAATTCCTTTTATATTCTTTTTTCATATTGTCTTTTATTCTATTACTTCCGCATCAATAACCTTGTTGGCGCGTCTTTGCTTCGATGCCTCAATAAGAACCAAAGCGTCCTCAATAGACAAGCCTTCTTTTTTGTTCGCCCCAGAATCGGATATTCCAGCAAGCGAGGATGATTTGTCCTGCATAATGCCAATGGTCGTAGCCAGCTTCTCAGGGGAAACCAAGGCCAGTTGCTCAGGATCATCGTGTAATTGTTCAGCTTTCTTGAACAAAAGGTCAGTGTATTCCATCGCAGCCATCGCGTAACGGGTCGAGAACTGCTTGCGTTTCTGCTCTAAGGTAGAGTTGTGATCCCACTCAAGCCGTCTGATTGTCTCGTTGGATAGGCTGGTAATACGGCGTATCTCGGTAATGTTCGCCCCTTGTGCCAGTAACCATAGGGCTTTAGCGGCTACGTCTGGCTTCGTGTTCTCGGCACAATTCGCAGGCAAGTCTTTAGCTCGCTGCCTAATAGCGTCCATGAACTTAACCATTGAATCTTTGTTATCAATGGTAGAAAGGTCTGTGTCTTTTTCTTCTTCCATGCGTTAGGAATATAAGTATCCGTAAGGATAAGGCAAGCAATTATTTCTGCTTATCTGCCTTCATCTTTAACAAGATTGCTCGGTATGCGTCTTGGCTGACTACCCGTTTTTTAGCGTATTGGTTAAGTAATGCTTCTGGGCTGTCGCTGCGTTTCATTTCTCCGTAGATAAAATCTGCCTGCTTCTGGTCATCAAGTTTTCTGATAGCGTTATCCCTTTCGCTTATGTTCAGAAGTTTATCGCGTGTTTGTTGCTTGTGATAGTTTGCTAATGCTTTAGCTGAATCCTTATCTGTTTTAGCCACATCAAGTATCTTATTGTAAATGTCGCCTGGCTGTTTGATTAAATTCTCGTAGGTATCTGATATTGTTTTTCTATCAACGATTGGTAAATCCTCAACAATTCCATCAATAGCGTTAAGTGCTTCAAGATTCGGAACTTTATTCTTAGCCATCATTTTCATAATAGCATCGTTGTCATAGCCTAACACACGCATATTTTTAACGTGTTTAATCAGTTTCTCTTGGTGGGATTTATAGAGCGGGTTTAATATATTTTCATATTCAGCCCCAAGTTCTTCCTTATTAAGAAGCCTGCCAGTCTTATCAGTATCCCTATATCTTGCAGTAGCAAGTTGATCTTTGACAGTATCAAGATCGGATTGAACCTCACGCAATCTAAAACCAAAACCTTTTTCTTTTGTTGTAACATTTACCCTGATACCACCCATACGCATAGCTGTAACAGCCAATGGGTTCTCTTGTGCTTTCTTAGCTTCACGAACAAAGCCTGGTTCAAAAAGTTCTTTGCCAGCCCATGCTGCTTGGTCAACAATCTTGCCGTAAAGAGTTGGATCAGTAGTTATTTTCCGTTGTGCTTCATTATCGTAGTTAGCCAATGCTTGTGATACTCCTTTGAACATGAATCCACCGTTCTCAAGAACACCGTCACCAGCAGTTTCAGCCATTTTGCTTAATGCGTCACCCATTGATTCCCCGCGAAACGCTGACATGAATGGTGCGATTACTTGCATTTGTGGAACTAAATATGTTGCGTTCTTGGTATAAACTTTACCGTCTTTATCCATTTTAATTAGTAATGGGGCATTTTCATCCCATCCTTGAATAACCGTTTCTCGCAATGCCTTCTCTTGTTCTGGGGTTATAGAATCACGGTTAAAGCTAGTTATCGCCGCAGCACCACCACCATATACCGCTGCTGTTGCAAGTATTCTTTTGACACCTTCTTTTTTAAGTGCATTAGGATCAACTTGAACACCAAGTCTTGCTGATAGTTCTTTTGCCATTTCACCATTAACCATTTTTCTGGCAATGTTTCCTTGGTTGAATTGTGTCCTTGCAAGCTCTAACGTGAATGAAGCAAATTGACTTAATGGGATACCATTCCTTGAAAGCGTTTTTAAGTTGGAGTTAAGCATATCATAATTCATATATGTATTGTTGGTCATCTCGGCTGCCAACTTATGAATTTCTTTCTCGTCTGCCCCAACCGCAGCTTTTCTCAATAAAGATTTTTGGTTTTCATATACTGAAATCCTAGCCATAATATCTGGAATACTATAAGCCTTGCCAACTGGATCAATAATCTTACTTGTTAATGTGCCAAGTTTTCCAGCTTTAAGTCCAGATTGAATGTCTGCAAATTGCATAGATGAAGGCATCATCCCAACTTCTTTTAATTCCTTGAAGTAATCAATATCCTTAATGGTTTTCATTCCAGCAACAGAATGTAACGGGCCATTAGCAAATTGGCTGAACCCTCCTTTAACACCCATCTTCAATCCTTTAAGTGGATTGTTTGCCATTGTCGCATTGCTAAATAATGATCCAACAAAGTTTGTTACATAGGAAGCTGGATTGAAAACAACCTTGGCAGCTTTAGATAAAGATGTTCCTGTTTGCCACGCATCTTTAATTGATACAGTTGCAAGATCACCAGCTAGATCATCTGCTTTTTGCCCATACAATTCGTTTAGTGCAGTTTGAACTTCGGGTGATCCTACAAGTCTTTGATCGCCAAGATGTGCTTCACCTCTGCGTAATGTTATAGGAACTAAATTCTGGCTTGTTTCGTCTGCAACTTTAATCAATCCAGCATCAAAAAGCATTTGTGCTATCTTAGAATCAGCCGTATCATACGAAGCCAAACGTGCAAGTTTTGAAACTGTAAAGCCAAGTTTAGATCCAACATCAGCATATTCACCAAGGTAATCCCTTAATTCTGGTGCTAGGTCTTTTCTGTTTTTTAAGACACCAGCGTTTTGAGAGAAGATGTATTGTGCCATCTCATCAGGCGTTCCAGCTTTCTTTGCATTTAAATCTGTAATGTATTGTGCCGCTTCTTCAACGGACATTTTTTGATTTCCTAGTTTATCTTTAAATGCTTCAATAGTTTTATTGGTTGGAGTATAAAGTGCTTTTAAATCTTTTTGATATGCTTCATTAGATTTTCCTAATCCACCAGGTTCTATTCCATGAAATCTTCTTACTTGTTCTATTTCATATTGCGGTGGCTTATATTCTCTAATGAACTTTTTAGTTCTTGAATCAATTTGTTCGCTAGTTAATCCGTCTTGAGTTAGTCGTTTCATCAACGATTTGTATTGCTGTTCAGATGGCACATAAGCTCCATCCTCAAAGAATCTATAAGCTCTTGTTACATAATCACCTTGATTTAAACTATCCTCGATCTTCTTAACCATTGCATCTGGGATTTCTTTCTGCCCACTATAATGATTTGCTAGGATTTCCTCTTGAGATTCCCTAATATATTTGCGTCCCAATGAAAGTTGTTCTGCCATTTTTTCCATTCCAACTGGAATGTTTTGAGTAACACCAAGAAGATAATCGTTTGCAAACTTCTCAGCTTGCACTGGATCAGGCGAATTAGCTATGGCATCATTAACATTCTTCAATAGAACACTACCAATATCTTTGCCAGCTTCCGCTCTCCATTTGCCAACACGTATTTCTTGAGCTATGTCCTTGCCAACAATGGAAGTCGGAACCGCTTTGGCTTTTAGCTCACCAGATAAAATCCAGTTTTTAAACTGAGATGGGGTAATCGAATCTTTTAAAGTTTGTGGATCTACATTTTTTGTAAGCATATCCACATATGCCACAGCACCTGCGTCACCATCTTTGATCATTTGATCTATCAATTTAGGTGGTCTATTAGCCATGCGTCCAAGTAATTTTTGTGCTTGGTTCGATGTTATTCCCAAAGCCCCACCTAAAACAATTCCAAGACCAGATGTTGCTACTACCTGTTGTCTGCCTGGTAGTTCACCAGTATCAACTAAACTTTGAACTGCTAATCCAGCGGGACTGGTTACACCACCGAGTAGCATCTTTGAAGCAATGGGTCTAGCTGCTATTTTCTTAGATATGGCTTGAACTATCCTAGGACCTTTCTTTACTTCTCCAAACGGAAACGCATTGAGTAATGTATCAGCCGCAACTCGTCCCCATGAAATCTTTGGTTGTCCTTCTATTTTTTGTGCCGCAATAGAACCACCTACACCACCACTTAATACACCTCCAATATAACCAATAGTAGCCGCAGCAGGAACGGTAACTGGAGAAGTAGGCCCACCAGCAGTTCCCAACTTAGCACCTAATGCAGTTCCTGCGACCTTAGCTCCTTCTGAAATTGCAGTCTCAGCAGCTATGCCAGCAAGTATTCTTTTAACGGATACATCATCCTTTGGTGCATTTGGCATTTCCTCTGCAACAACTTGCTTTGCGATTTCTTCTTCGCTTAACTGCACAGTTTGCGGCACTCCCAAAAGGTTATCAAGAACATCCTTTGGCTGCATCCCAGATTTAACTAGATCAGCAGTCAATGGTTTTTCTTTGGCTAACCGCTCAACTATCTGACTATCTGTAATCTCACCATCCTGCCTTAGAAGTTTAATATCATCTAGTGTTAAGTCGGGCATTTTATTATTTGAATTGTGACTTCAGTTCGTTTAGTTTTTCTTCCTCTGGAGATGCAGTTTGATTTCCAGATTGTTGCATCTGAGAATCTAGTTCCTCCATTGTAATAGTCTTACCAAATAACCCACCAGTTCCAATGGCGTTCATTATGTTTAATGCGCCTTGTTTATCACCTTTTTCGTAAAGTTTTTTGGCTTCTCCTAACAAGGTTATTTTTTCTTCAATAGAAGTTTTGTCAACAGCAATTTTTTGTCTGTAAATAGGACTCTTTTTTGAAAAAGCTCTTCCTTCTAAATTATATCTTTTGCCTTTTTTATCAATAAGTATTTGATCTCCATTATCAAGATTAACTATTTTCTTTTCTTCTTCTTCTTTGGGCTTAAAACCAATTTCTGATTCTAAAGGAGGCAATACCCCTGGAGTTCCATCAACTGAAACGCCTTGTGTAGCATCTTCAAATGTTCCATAATTTGGATAATTGCCTTCTTGAACAATAGGAGTTTCTAAAATAGGCAAACCATCTGGATAGTTTTTGTCAATTAAAGGATCAATGTTTTTTGAATCAGGTTGATTTATTAGTCCTAATCCTCTTTTAATCGCATCAGAAGCAATACCAAATAATGATCTTTCTTTTTTATTTGAAAGCAATTCTTCATTGATTGTATTAGAATCGGATTTTATATTTTGTTTTATTAGTTCTGATACAGGCCTAAGTTGATTAGTAGTTTTATCTAAATAATGAAGCATTGTACCACCTGGAACTGGCACTTCAAATGTTTCAAGTTTTCCTTTTTTAGCAGCAGAAATATTAGCTTCTAATTCAGCTTTTTTAAGTGCAAGTTCACCTTGTTGTATTGCAAGTGCAGCATCTGCTCTAGTCTCTTGCTTACCAAGAAGTGAAATCTGCATTGCCTCATTGATTCCCGCTGAAGCACGTAGTTTATCACTTGTTGAAAGATCTGGATTTGTAAGATCACGAATAACTTGGTCTGCCATTCCTTCTAATGGTGGCACAGCTTTTTTTATGGCTTCTGCCATTTTTATTTTGCTAGCAATTTCTTTTTCATTTTCATTGCGTTGTTTAATTGTATCACCAATTTGTTTGCCAGTATTAGCAAATCCTTGCCCCATGATTTGACCAGCACGTTCAAAACCGCTGAAATCAGCCATCATTAAACGAGGATCAATCGTCTCCCCAAGTCGTTTTCCGCTTCCGTATGCCATAATTTTATTTAGATATTACCCAGGTTTAGCTATGTTACCAATGGCTTGAAATAATCCACTCAAGGCAGAACCAGTTGCAGATGCTTGTGCGCCTCTTGCTGCCACGATGTTTGATCTGTTGGCCATTCCAAGGTTAGCACCCGTATCAGGGTTAATCATTTGTGGAACTGCGCTTCCGATTGCACCGAGTCCAAGTTGAAGCTGGTTCTGTCCAGCTTGATAAGACAGTGGCGCACTACCAAGAGCCTGCAAGCCAGGTGCGGTGTAGAAGTTCTGAGCCATGTTAAATGCCCCCATGCGAGCTGCGTCTGCTTCAGCACGTTTTCGAGCAAGAACATTTTCCCTGCCCATAATCTCAGATGCGACAGCTGCGTTGCCACCGAGTCTGCCAGATGCCTGCGCTGCTTCGCGAGCAGTTTGCTGATACATCCGTTGTTCTTGTGGCGTAACTCCCTGTGCTGATACTCTTGCCCTTTCTGCCTCCATTTGTGCAGCATCTACCTGTGCCTGAGCTTCTGGTGACAATGCTTGTGCAAACTGCCTAAACGCTGGTGCTTGTCCCGTCATCGAGGCAAGTTCAGCAGATCTAGCTTCAGCTAGTCCAGTGCCAGCCTCTTGTTGTGCTGTTCTTCCAAGTGCGTATAGTCCTTGTTGTCCATCTGTTCCTTGAAGAAATCTTCCTACGTCACCAAGGTTCAACCCAAGAAATTCAGGGCGGTATTGGCTTTCTAGTTGGAGAACACTTGGCAAGGCTTGTTCATAGCCCTTGACATATTTTTGAATATCTCCACCAATATCCATTTTTGGGGCTTTTACCTTAGTCCCCAATAGCTTACTTCCGAATGATCCCATGATTATATTTTGTTAAAGAATTTTTTGAAATTGGTTATCCTTATGCGTTTGTCTCCTTTAAACTCTCGTTCGTAGGCAATCCAAGGAACAAGCTCAACGATTTGTAGCCCTGCTTGCCGCATATCACCGACACATAAGGTAATAAATATGCAGTCAGATTCTTCAAGTAGTTTTGGCTGCG